CTATTGAAGATCCATCTATTAATGCAGCATATAAAATGCTTAAGTTAAGTGGTCTTTCAATTAGAAATAGACACACTCCAGGATTTGATGCTGATGGAGCAAGAAATGCCGAAGCTGGTGTTTCTAAGATTTATGAAATGCTCTTAGAACCAGGAATTTTAAGAGGATTAACAAATCCCGATATGATTAACTACCGTTACATTGTTGATACAATGGCTTATGGATTACAATCAAATATGGGAGGCAAATCTTATCTTTCATCTCTTGCTAAACGAAGAGGTAAATGTACTGCTATTCTTAATGCACCATCAATTAAGCAGTTTGCTGCTTCACAAAATCCATATTTTGTTGATACATTCGTAAAAGGTGTTGATCCAACTCCTATTTTCAATACACAATATATTCCTGAAGGTGGTAACCCAGATATGCCAAGATCATTTAAATTCACTCTTCCTAATGAAGAACTTGGATCTAAATTCTGCGGTGTATTCGGTCCATTCTTAAGATATAATGAAAATGGAAAACTTATAGATGTTCCACCTGCCGCTGACGTTGCTAATGCATACGCTAGAAAATTCTTAGGCGGTAATCCTTATGCAATTGTTGCAAACAGAAACGGTATTCTTTCAAATCCTGTATTATCAGGAGTTGAATATATGATAGACAAGCAAGATAGAGATTATTTAGAGCCATTTGGTTATAACTCTATTATTGAAAGACCTGCTACTGGCCAAATAATGATATATGCAAACGTAACTGCATTCCAGAATGTTAAGAGTGATTTAAACAACTTAAATGTTAGAGAACTTCTTAATACTCTTGAAATTCAAATTGATGAAGCTTTACAAAGATTCGTATTTGATTTCAACAATCCTGTTACAAGATTGAATATTATTAATTCAGTTGCTCCTATACTTGAAACAGTTAAGGATGCTGGAGCTATTTCACGTTATGAATTAGTGATGGATGAAACCAATAACACTGCGGATATTATTGCAGACGGATTCGGTATTGTCGATATTGGACTTTGGATTACTGGAGCTCTTACTAAAATTATTGCAAGATATACAGTTAACTCAGAAGGTTCAGTTAGTTCAGGTGGATTTGCTGCAAATTAATAAGAATATATAATAAAAATAACGAAAAACTATGCCAGATTTTACAAGTCAAGGATTATTCGGCTTATCGCATTTTAGAAGTTCTAGGGCGGCTCAGCAACTATATGAACCAGTATATCAAAATTTATTTACTGTTCAGCTTCAGTTACCTGCGGGTGTTGGCGCTACTGAGCAGCAAACCAATTTAATGTTAGAAGGAATTACAAATATATCTGGACTTCAATCTCACTCATTCCCTACTAATCTAGCGGAACAGAAATTTAAGTGGGCTTCTAGGAGATTCGCTGGTGCAAAGCCAGAAAAAACCACAATGGATGTTGCATTTGATTTCGAAGTGAACGTTGATACAACCCCTAGCGCATATACTGTAAAAACTTTAAGAAAATGGTGTGATCTTGTTTATGATCCACTTACAGGTAGGACCGGATTAAAAGCAGATTATGTTGCTGAATGGGCACTTATTACTTTATATGACAGAGGTTCAAGACCATTCTGGCAATGGAAACTTTATTATGTATTCCCAATGACTGGAATTCCTGAAGTTCCATTGGATTATAACAATGAAGAAGTGTTCAAAGTAACTGGATTTACTTTAGCATGCGATTTCTGGGACGAAACAATAGTTTAAAAAATATTACAAGTACCCAATCAATCACAATTGGATTATTTTAAAGGAGATAAAGAAATTTATCTCCTTTTTTATTAAGTTTTTGTTAAAACCTGCCACTTTTCAAGCATATAAAGATATATAAATTGAATAATAACGTTTTAAATCATAAAAATATGCCAGACGAAAAGACTGAAGAACAATTACAAAAATTTGTTGAAGAACAAGAAAGTGGTGAAACTCCACAAGTAGGTCCAAAAATTACCGCAGCACCAGCTCCTAAGTTTCCTCATACACGAGGTGACGATCAGATTAGTATGGGCAATCAAGTGGGGTGGCAGAAACTTCCGATGAATGATCTACCTACTCAAGGTATCTTTTATCCAGAGGGCACCGAGGTGACTATCAGGGCTGCTACCGCTGGAGAGATTCGACACTGGTCGACCATTCAAGAGGATAATGTTTATGCATTGGATGATATGTTAAATTACATATTAGAAAGATGTGCCAAAATTAAATACCCTAACAATCAATTATCTTCATGGAAAGACATTAAAGAAGTTGATAGATTTTACATTATTTTAGCAATTAGAGAATATACATTTGTTAAAGGGGAAAATCAACTTCAAGTTAAAACATCAGAAACAACTACAGTTAATGTATCTAAGGAAATGATAGATTACATTACTATAGATGAAAGATTAATGAAGTACTATAATGATGAAAAAAGATGTTTTGTTTTAAAATTCAAAACTGGTGGCGAAATAGAGGTAACTATTCCAAGTATTGGAGTAACTAATTACCTTAAAAATTACATTAACAGAAAAGAACAATTAAATCAAGGATTTGATCATGATTTTATATCGTATGCTTCTTTTGTTATTAAAGACTGGAGAGGATTATCTGACAGTACTTATGAAAAAATGGTATTAGAATCTAATTCTTGGTCAATACCTCAAATTTCTGTTTTGACACATTTAAAAGAAATCTTTCTCGATGCAGTTGAGCCTGTTGTTAAATATGTAGATGAAGGGGGTGCGGAGCGTGTAGCTCCATTGAACTTTCAAGGAGGGATCAAGTCTATTTTCCTTATTTCAGATCCATTTGGAGAATTGGTTTAAGATTGAATTTATTTTTACAAAAAATCTTCATATAACTCCATTAGAATTAGATCAAATGGAGTTTTACCGTGTGGAATATATGGTACAAAATTATGAGGAATTTATAGAGGAAGAAAATAAGCAATATGAAAAGAGTAAAAAGGAAAATCAAGTTTCTATGTCTAAAACTAAAATTCCTAATATGAACCCTGGGCAGTTCAAACCACCTAAGATGAATATCCCAAAAATACAGGTTCCAAAATTTTAAAGTGTCTACGGACACTTTTTCTTTTTTAAGGGATATATAAAATAAAGAATTTCCTAAATGGCTCAAGATAACAATGCTATACTAAAGCAAATACTCGGTGTTTGTGTTCAGATTAATAGAAAGATGGACAGTCCTAAAAAAGGATCTGATGCAGGAACAGGACCTTTATCTGGAAAATTTGCAACAGGGAAAAAAGCTAGAGATTTAAAAGAAGGAACAAAATTAATTGACGATTTGTACAAATCTCTTTCTAATTTTGCTAAATTAAAAGTTAATCCAAGAAGAATAAATACAACCTCAAAAGCTATACGAGGTTTATTTGATACCGTAATTTATATTGGAAAAAGTAGGAAAGTTGTAACTAATGCAATGAAGTTATTTGATATGCTTGCGAAAAGTTTAAGCACAATGACTAAATTTGCAAAAGCGATGTCAACTCTTTTATTATCTGTAGGTCTTTCTATTGTCGGATTAGCAGTTTCTATTGCGATCGCCGGAGTGCTGATGGGCACAAGAGGAAAACCTGCTCTTACTATGTTGGCAATAGTTGGAGTATTAGTAGGTTTAACAGGAGCAATGGTTCTTATGGGATTAGCTGAAAGACAAATAGATAGAGGATCCAAAGTGTCTAAGGGAATGGGTGTCGGCTTAATGTTTTTAGCTGGTGGATTATTCTTATTTGTGAGCACAATAGCTCATATTGGAAAAATATTAGGTGCTCAAGGTGGAGCTAAGGGATTAGTAATAGGATTATTAGGGGCTATTGGAATTATTGCTGTAATGGGTCTAGTATTTGCTGGACTTGGACAATTCTTTGTTCCTATCATATTAGGATCGATTGCGGCAGCAGCTATGGGTATTGGAATGGCTTCATTAGCATTAGGACTTACTGCGATTGCGAAAACAGCAGGAATGATGACAGCCATGGGCAAAGGTGGTACAGCAACAAATAGAAAGGGAGAACAAAGAGGAGAATTTGGACAAATGATGGCATCTATTGGGCCCGGATTAGGTGCAATGGGAATTATGCTTGTTTCTGCCGGATTATTATTTGCTGGATTAGGAGTTTTATCTCTTCTTATTATACCAGGAACTGTTACTGCTATAGCGATGTCAGTTGCTTTATTAGCATTAGCTGGAGCAACTGCTGCTATAATGGGTATAGCTAAAACTATTGATACACCTCAAATAGAAAACACTATTCAAGAAATGGTTGGAGGTGTTCTTACTGGATTAATCAAAGGTGTTGGTGGTGCATTAGCTGGTGGTGAAAAGGGAATAAAAGGATTTGCAAATGGCATTAAAAATACTGCAATATTAACAACTGGAATTGGTTTGTTAATGGGTGTTTCAGTTGCATTATCAATGTTTGCATTGGCTATGACAGCTTTTGCTAATATTGATAATATGAGAGTTATTGAAAGCTACGATGAAAAAACCGGGAAACCGAAATTTGGTCAAACTGTAGATATTAAAGGAGTTGGCCAGACTATAACAGATACATTAACTACATTCTTAACCGGTTTATTAGCATCTACTAAGGACTTATCTACACAACACGCGGGTGCTATAAAACAAATGGGAAAATCTTTAACTGGAAGAAGAGGTATTCTTACTGCGGTTATTCAATTTGCTGATGTATTAAAAGTATTTGCGCAATTTGGTCCGGAAGGAAAAATAGGATATGCTGTTCCAAAATTAGATGCAGCCGGTAATCCAGTATTAGATGCAGCCGGTAATCCAATAATGATACAAGATTCTGTAAAAATTACAGATGTTACAAAAAATATAACTGATTCATTTAGTCAATTTACTAAGGGAATATCAGAAGGAGTAGAAGGAATATCCAGAAGAGATAAGAACAAAATATTAAATATGTCTAAGGCTTTAATTGGTAAGCGTTTTGGAGAAAAATCAAGAAGAGCTGATAAGCCTGGTTTACTTGAACCAATCAACGCATTTTCTGAAACTTTAATGATTTATTCTAAGTTTGGTGCTGACGGAAGTATTCCAGAATTAGATGCCGATGGTAAACCAACAGGAAAAAGCATTCCAATAACATCTATTGTTGGAAATATTGTAACTGCTATATCATCCTTTTCAACAGAATTATCAAGACAATTACAAACTCCTGGAGAAACTGTAAAACAAGCTCAAAAGAAAATGGAAGGATATATGGGTCTAATTGGGCAAATTGGAACTCTTGGAGATGCTGCGGATGGTTTAGATAAAACTGCAACATCTATTATGTCATTAGCGACTAGTATGAGTTCTCTTGCTGATTCTGTAAATAAATTTGAACTTGATAAATTAAAAGTCTTTGGAGAAATTGTTAAAGAAAATAAAACCTTTGGGGGCTTATTATCAAATATTCAACAAGGTGGAGAAGCCAGAAGAGAATCAAGAGCAGAAGCGAAAGAAGCAAAATCTGAAGCAAAAGTAGCTAAAACTGCAGCAGCTTCTGAATCTAAAACTATTGTTGAAAAACAAGATCTTTCCGGATTAGCTGATGCCATTGGATTATCTGTAGCTGCCGCCTTTAAAAATGGTCAATTTACTTTTGATTTTCAAGGAGAAAACAAAGGTGTTCTAGTATTTGAATAATTCATAAACTTTTTTGATATTTTACATATAAACAATAAACATACATTATGATTAAAAACAAATGGACCGGAGAAGAATTTCCTGTGAATAAATGTAATCCTGCCCAAACAAGAGCAGGGGAGTTTAAATCAAATGGCTCAATTTTAAATCCAGTGGATTATGAATATCATTCTTTAATTGAAAAAATTTTAGAAGAAGGATTATGGAAAGAAAATAGAACAGGAACTAAAACTCTTTCTATATTTGGTCCACAAGTCACATTTAAACATATCGGAACAGATTTTCCATTACTTACTACTAAAAATATCCACTTAAAATCTATTATTGGAGAATTATTATGGTTCCTTTCTGGATCCACTAATAAACATGTGTTAAAAGAAAAATACGGAGTTTCTATTTGGGATGAATGGGGAGATGATGAAACAGGAGAACTTGGACCAGTCTATGGACACCAATGGGTAAATTGGGAATATTTTGGTATTGAAGGTTTAGCACATTATGGAATTGATGCTAATAAGGTTCGTGAACCTTTATGTGATGGTCTTCTTTATGGTCAAAGACATATTAAAAAATCTATTAATCAAATTCAAAACCTTATTGATACTCTTAGAAACAATCCAGATGATAGGAGAATGATTGTATCTGCATGGCATGTTGATCAAATTCCATTAATGGCACTTCCTCCTTGTCATTGGAGTTTTCAGTGTGATACAAGAAAATATCCAAATAATGATAGAAGAACTTTGAATCTAAAGATGAATATTCGTTCATGGGACATTTTCTTAGGAGGACCATTTAATATAGCTTCTTATGCTATTTTATTATTAATGTTAGCACATGAAGTTGGAATGAATCCCGGAGATTTAACTATTTCTGCGGGGGATGTTCATATATATGAAAATCATTTAGAATACATATACAAACAATTGAATAGAAATTCAAAATTTCGTCCTCCACTTATGAATGTGAATCCATATAAAAAGTTTTGGGATTATGAACCAGATGATTTTACATTAGATAATTATGATCCTCACCCTAATTGGAAAAATGTACCAGTGGCAATTTAAAATAAGTTTAATGAATGTTTTTAAAAATTTTTGATTTAAGTTGGGTAAATAATCATCTTTTATACTTTTCATATCTTGGAGGAATAGTAATATTTGTTCTTTTATTTTTAATAATTAAAAGAATTAATATAGATATAAAAAAAATAAATAGAAGATCAAGAAATTCTGCAATTGATTACATTAGAAAAACTTCAAAATATAATAAAGGAACTAAATAAAAATTTAAAGATATGGTAATTACATTAAGAAACGAAGAAAGAAAATTAAAAGATCAGATAATTAAACAAAAAAATGAAGAAGGTTATACTTTGATAAATATAAGCGAAGCATTTGATTCTATGTATTCTGGTCCTGAGGGAATGCAAAGTACTCCTTCAATAGTTTTGGAATTTAAAAAAATATAAAATGGCTATAAAAAAATTAGCGCTTACTATCAATGCCTTTGATGCATCTGAATTATTAGAAGATTTGATAAGTGAGATTAGAGATCAAGTTGATCATGTTGCAGCAATATATCAAAAAAAGTCTTATTGGAATAACCCAATGGCTGAAGAAGATATGGAAGAGTTGCTAAGATTACAAAAACTTGATTTGATAGATGAATTAATAGAATTCAAACCGAATTTCACAAAATATTCTAGAGAACAGGAATGTGATAAAAGAAATATGGGTATTGATCTCATGAAGCAAAATGGTTCCAGCCATATTTTAAATATCGATGCAGATGAATTTTATGATGCTGATCAATTTGAGTATGCTATTGATGTAATTGAAAAAAGGGGGTACACTATCACATATTGGTCTTATGTTAATTATTACAGAGATTTTAGCCATTATTTAGTTTATCCATTTAGACCATTAGTTCCAGGAATTCATTCTACCTTCTTTAAATATACTTACCAGGGGCCGGCTCCGGGGCCCACAGATCCCACTAGAAGGATTAACAACCCTCATAATTTAGGTACCTATGTCTTTGAGGATAATGAGATCAGAATGGGTCATGCTGCATGGATTAGAAGAGATATCAGGAAAAAATTAGTGAATTGGAGTGCTAAAAATCACTTCAAACCAGAATTAATTGATGAAGCAGTTAATAGGTGGGAAAATTGGAAAGAGGGGGATAAAGCAATTATGTTATTTAATACACCAGAAAATCAAGTAAGAGTTAATAAGCTAGAAACGAAAATCCACAAGTTCGATGTACCTTGGCTGAAAGAAAAAGGAGATCTTTAAGATCTCCTTTTGTTTTTAAAAATCATCTACATCTGAAAATGCTTGGACTCCAGATTGTAATGAATATTCATCACCATCTAATTCAAAAGATAAATCCCAATCACCAGGTCTAAATCTAGATTGTTCAATAGTTATAGGAGAATCTTTAGCTGCAGATAATTTTGATAAATGAGTCATTCCGTCACTCCCATCATATTGAGCATGAACTCCATTAACTTCCATAGTATTTGTTGTTTGCCAGTCATCATACCAACCAGGTGTTGCAGTATACCAAGTTAGGAATTCATCAACTGTACTTTGTACAGGTTTTGTCATTGATTCGTTTACAAATTTTGCTTTCATAGTTTCTTGCATTTGACCTGCCCTTTCTAAATCAGCTTCATCTTTTCCTGGCTCTATATTTCTAGGATCGACAAATGTTTCACCACTAAGTAAAACTGCTGTAGTAGGGTCAATTTTCATTTTTTGAGATGTTTCATCACATATAATAACATAATAATTTATTGATCCATCTCCAGATTTTACAGTTCTTAAAACTGATCCTCTATGAAGTTTGCCATCTTTCTTATTTAATTCTGCTCCTTCAATAAAATGGCCATCATGTATTGTTTCTTCAATTTCTTCAAAATCAGATGCTTCAGGTTGGAGAGTTCTATTAAGAGGCTTAATTTCATAAGTGTACATCATGTTAGGACCACCTAAGTTAGATGCACCTCCAAAACCACCTCTATTCATTTGGCCACCACGGTTTACTGGAAAGATAGATGAACCACCTCCAAAACTAAAACCTGCGCCCATATATTCTTTTACTAATTTAGCTTTCATTATAATTTATTAACATATATTCAACTTGAACAGGGAATGTTTGAGGATTGAATAAATAAAATCCACCAATCAAGTTCTTTTCTGCTGAGTTTAACACATCAGGTGCACTTATTCTTGATGCAAATGGTCCAACTTTGAACCAAAGGTCATGAGTATTAATATAATCTAAATAATCTGCACCACTTAATGTAGTTGTATCACCAGTACCATTCATTCCAACTGCAATATCCTTTGTATATTTTTGATAGAATGTAGAAGTATCTAATGTCCATGTAACACCTGTACTACAATCCGAATCAACTTTAAATGTTGATGAATCGGTAACTGTTACAGAATCTGGAATTTGAGAATTATAAATTTCACATCCTATTAATGATGAGTCGTATATATTAGATGTATAAATTATCGAATTATAAACTGTTGCGTTATAAATAGAAGTATCTAAAATAACTGATTCGTGTATTTCAATAACTCCGGGATCTACATCATCTGTCCATATTCCTGGGGCTACAACGTAAGCATTTAACCAAGAATTTTGTATAGTAGAACTATAGATTGATGTATCTCTTTGAATAGGAGAATCAATTATAGAAGAATCTGTTATATAAGAATTAAATAATATTGTATTTTTTAAATATGAATCTGAAATAGTTCCAACACTCACATCTGAATTTTCTATAAATGTTGTTTGAACTGTAGAAGAAACTATTGAAGAATCCAATACAGAAGAATCATAAATTCCATGTGATGTCAATGTTACATTTTCAATTCCTGATTCATAAAAATCATTTTCAGTACTATATAAATTTTTAATTGTAGATCTAAACACAGATGAATCTTCAATTAATTCTAAACAAACAACATCTGCATTTTCTATTAATGATAATCTTACATAAGATTTTTGTATGAATCCTCCAGATACATCTACTTGTGTTAAAGAAGAATCAGAAATAAAACAATTTATTGCATAAGATTCTGGAGTAATAGCACCCACGTTATTGTCATATAAATCTGATCCATAAACTGAAGAATCTTCTATTCTATATTGTGAAGCATCCGCAAGTCTGAAATCAAAAACACCACTATATTCTATAATAGAATTAGTTATAACTGATTCTCCATAAAGTGCATAAGTTAAAATTGAATTATCAACTAAGGCATTGTAAGTTATAGGTAATCCATAGCTTGGATCATAAGTATAACCAGTATCAACACATGAAACATCTTTTACATTTATGCTTATATCATCCACAAAAGGACCCCATTGTATTGAAGGATCAAATATAGTTGATTGATAAGTACTTATGTCTATAACATAATTAGTTATAGTTTCTGGAATATAAACATCAAATGGGCTAACAACATGGTTCATATAAATCCAACATGATCTATAGCATTCATCTGGTGGAAAATTAGTCTTAAGAAGATATCCTAGCATTGCGCCATTAGGATATTTCATTGCCGGCAAATATAATGATATATCTTCTTCTAATGTATATGACGGTAATAAAGGCGGGTAAACAAACGGAGAAGAAGTATTAGTTGAATTATCAATTAACGTTAAAACGAAATTAGATATTCTAAAATCATATCCGACCTGAGTTCCTGAAAATGTAAATGTGCTAGGATCGTAAACTGCTTCAGCTTTTATATTATTATTTGCTAGCGCTAAATTTAAAGCGTCATCTATGTCAATATTTAAAGCATAGTTCGAACTTGCTTCAAGATTAATATTATAGTGTCTAAAATTATTATAGTAACTTATTGATAGATCTACTATCATAAAATATTTTGATAAATCTCCTTCATATCCATCCGGAAGTATGTCAAAAACTTGTCTTTCATTTAATAAACCTTTATCTGGACCTGGGATATAAATTACTTCACCACTTTGAAGAGTTATTTTTTGATTAATCCAAGAATTTACTAACACAGAAATATTAGACAGATCCATAAATTGAAGTATATTACTTCCACTTATTATACCTGCCCCATTATCTACAAATTCAAATGTAGCATCACCATCTCCTGCACCTGCACATGGCGCCAAACCTGGGTTTACATAATCATTACTAGGGTTATTGAATACATCGGTTGCCATATTCTAACACGATTATTTTATTTATTTATTCATTATAAAAGCTGGTATAATTCTTTTATAGGAAAGAAACTCAAATCGAATACAAAGTGAGTTTTCATAACTTTAGAATTTATTTTATTTATCCAAATAAAAAAGAGGCTTTCGCCTCTTCTTATATTCTATCAAAGTTTTTATGTTCTCCTGGTTGTATTGGAATTCCGAATTTATCTACATTACCTTTTTTCTTTTCTATTGCTTTTACATCAACAACTTCAACTCCATCTCGTATAAAACTGGCATAGTCTTTAGTAGGGGTCCTCGTTGGTTCCTCGGGTTCTTCAGGGACACTCTCTTCAATTTTAGGTGGCTGGACATATGTAATTACCTCTTCAACCTTGGGTGTCTCTGGGAGCTTCAGAAGTAACTTTTCTCCTTTGGATGGTTTACTCAATTCGTCAACACTTTTAATCACTGGTGTCTTAGGAGATTTCTTCTTAAGAGGATGTTTTTTCTTTCGAGGTTTTCTTGGGGTAGGGGGTTTTTCCTCAGGTTTTTCCTCTACCCCTATGCTTTTTTTGGTTCTTCTGGTTTAATTTCTGGAGGAATTTCTGCGTGTTCGTCAGGACTAAATATTCCATAATGATAAACATCACCATTGTCATCTACATATAATTTTTTAAGATGCCATCCTCTAGAGGTTACATTTGGCTTCTTTTCTATTTTTCTTCCTCTTGGATTATTTGCTACTTCTTCAAGTGTAGGTTCTTCTTTTTCTAATTGATCTTGAAGATCAAGAAGATCCATCCATTCATCTTCAGTTTTATAATCTCCATCTTCAAATAAATTTTTGGTAGGTATATCCACAACAAATGGAGCTTCAACTTCTAATACTCCTCCTTCTCCTTCTTTTACTTTAGATTCGGAAGGATCACTCTTAAGTTGATTTTCTAATAAATGTTTAGCTAATTCACTTAAATGCTCTTCTTTATTTATAACTGGTTTAGGTTCTTCTGGCTTTATTTCAACATTTTCGATAATGTGATTTGTCCCTCGTTCATTTACTATATCTTGTATGATTTCTTTATCAATATCTTTTGCTAATTGTTCAGCGGCTTTGTCATAAAATTTATCTTCAGATGATGGCTCAGGAGTGATTGGAGGTTCAACCTTAACTAATTCTGGTTCTTTTTCTTTATCTTGTTCATCTTTCAACTTTAAGTTTTCTGCAACTAAAGCTGTCATTCCTAACGCTACAATTGGAAGTAATGCACCGGTAATCCATGAAATCACTACTTTGAACATCTCTGGCCCGTCTGCTTCGAGCCAAAACAATATAGATCGTTGCCAATAAGTCCAATCATTTGACCCACTTCCATCCATAAATTTAAATGATGCGTATACGTTAGCAGTGATCTGTAATGCTGTGAGTAAAAACATCAATAGCCAGGGTAATAACTTTTTGTTATTATCTGACATTAATATAGAGAATAAAACTGCTGCTTGTCCAACTTCATAAGTAATACCCAATAACACAGCCATCCATACAACATTAGCTAATTGGAAAAATGTGATTGAGTGAAGAGTAGATACAAAACCTACTAAGAAGTATAGGATGAAGAATGTTATAATAAGACCCCAATAGAGACCCTTACTGTTTCTTATACTTTTCATAAATTATTTATTTTTTATTATCTATTGAAACCGTATCTTTATCAGATTTGTTTTCTATTTTAATTGTTGTGTTATCTCTTATTTTTTCTGCAGTAGATTGAACAGCATCTGCTCTTCTATTTGCAGCATCTCTTTCAGAATTAGCTAATTTAACTTCATATTCTAATCTCTGTATATCATCTTCACAATCCATTAATCGTAGAACTAATGTTTCTTTTTCAGTTCCAAACATTGTGCTTAATGAGTCGTTGAGGTGAACAATTTCTTTGTCCATTTTTTTAATTGTCATATTTCTATTACAACTCTGAAATGATTTAATAAAGAATAATGCTACAACTATAAGAGTAATCCACTTTAGGTTTTTGCTAAAAAAAGTTGGTACATCCATCTGTTTAGTTTGTTTTATATATTCGTGTATCTATCTTTTTATGATAAAAAAAGGCTTGAGTTTCAAGCCTTAATTAATTCTACGTGAAATTTTTCTTATTATTTTTTACTTAAAAGATCATCAGTCGATGGAGTTTTAAATGATTGTTCTGGTTCTTCTCCTTCTTCAAGTACTCCATCTTCTTTTTCAAGATAAAATCCTTGCTGCATTGCAGTTACTTTATCTTGAAGCCATTGTATATTTTTTAATTCTGCTCTAGCCGCTTCCAATGCTTTACCAGCGAATTCAATAATTGCTGCATAAAGTTCGGCAACTTTTTCAATAGCTTTTGCAGTTTTTAATCCGCTTCCTCCTGGATTTGTTAAAGCGTAAAACATAAATTCTAATGCTTGATATCCAACTACAAATGAATCACCTTCTTTATGAACTTTTTTAGCAGCAGTTAATTCTTCATGCATTTTTAAAACACCCATCCAACCTTGTTTAGTCCAATAAACATGTTTATTCATAAAGTCTAACATGAAATCATAAATTTCTAATGCTTTTTCTGGGGGTCCAATACCCCATTGCTTAACATTGTATTCTGCAGCTTTTTCATTAAATACTTTTGTTGCTTCATTAATTTCAGCTTCAGTTGGTTTATTTAATGAACCATCTTTGTTTAATTCAGCTATTTTAGCTTGCGCTTCTTGAATATCTTTTACTTCAATTTCTTTTCCCATTTTAGTTTTTATTTTATTTTTAATTTATTAGGCAACTAAATACCCTTGGTTATTTTTTATATGCCATTCTTTTGCAAGAGTTTTAAATTTTTCTTTATACTCTTCTAACTCTTTTCCTTCACAAACAACTTCTTGTAATCCTTCAGTTTTTGTGTTAACACATAATATTGATGAACGTTTAATTAGAAGACCTTTGTCTTTATACATTTCATCAAGAGCATTTGCATATGCGCCTAATTGATATTTGTATTTTAATTCTTTAACTGTTCCTTTTTTAATGTAGCCATTACTGGTTTTAAAATCTGTAACTGATGGTCCATATACTCTATGTTGAAAAAATACATCTGCTTTTCCTCTATAAAATAAAGAAGGAGAGAAAATTCCTAATTCTGCAGCAATTAATCCCATATAGGCATTAGAAAATTCAGAATAATAGAATTTATAAAAAAGTTCTCTTCCTTCATCTATTTTGTATTGAGGTACCTTTTCCTCATTTAATAAGATTGGCGGAGTATTTGTCTGGGTTATTCTAAGGGCTTCTGAAGGATCTTTGGTCTTAGATAATATGGTTATAAAATTTTCAATAAAAAGGTGCATAGCAGTCCCTCTATAACCTGCATTTGTTAGGATCTCATCTACTTTTGCTTGCCCAACTTTACGAACCCATTCTTCCATTTCTGGATCTGGAATCATTTCATTGATAATAGACGTAACACCCGGAGTTTTAACTTTAACATAACACTCCGGGAGTCCTTTCCATCCAGTGATCCATTTAATGTCTCTTATATCAGGCCTTGTAACCATGCCAATCCTCCTTTATTAATGAATAAAGAAATTGCTGTTATAACTACTGCCCATTTAAATAAGAATTTTAAACCCCATACTAACGATAACTTATTAAAAACAAATCTATATGCAATTAAATAAGTTAGGGTAGGTTCATTATTATCATCATAAAATTGATTAAATTCAGGAGTTAAACATTCTGCAAAACCTAATTCTTCATCCAAATATCTATGAAGAGGAGCAAATGATTCAACCATCCTTAATCTCATAATTTTATCTGGAAGTTGTGTTTCAGTTTCCTCTACAGTATGAGTAAAATAAATAGTGTAAAATTTATTGTGATTTAATTTCCACTGATTGAATTTTGAATTCGGATCTTTTCTTTCTTGTTTTATAACTCTTATAAAATCCCTATAGTTTTCAATGTCTCTCCAAACTTTGGAAACGCCCCATGATGATGGTTTAAATAGTGCCATGTTTTATTTTATTTATCTTCTATCCTTCTTTCTAAGGCTTCTAAGGCCATTTGTGCTTCAGAAATTAAACTCTTGATGTACTTTATATCCATCTTGAGTTCTGTTTCTTTGTCCACTTTTCTATAGGCTTCTGTGATTCCGTCGCTCATTAGTCCTCTTCATTATATGCACTAACTAAATCAGGATAATGCTTTTTAATATTTTCAGCAATTACTCTTCTTGCTTTACGTAATCTGGTTTTTACTGTTGAAGTATTCCAGCCTAATTCATCTGCAATTGTTTGAAGTTGTTTTCTATTAACTTCTCTTTCAATCATCACAGTTTTATAGGGTTCATTTAAATTATAAATTGCACTTACTGAAGCATCATATAATTTTTGTACTAATTCTTCTCCTGTTGGTCCAATAACTTCTATTTGAAATTCTTCTAATGGAGAATTATTTCTAAGTGCTTTAGAATGATTTTCCGTTAATTGTTCGTGTGATAAAGTTTTGTTCTTTATACGTATTTGACCTAATGCTTCATTTTTTGCGATAGCATAAACCCAAGTTGAAAAATTATATTTAGAATTGTATTGATCTATCTTTTCCCAGATAGATATGAAAGTTTGTGATAACACATCATTTATTAAATCCTTATCTTGGACATATCTATAAACGAATGATACCAATCCTGGCTTCAACCTATCTATTAAATTTGAGAAAGTTTCATTATCTTTCTTTTCTATAAAATCTAAAGCGATTGATTGAATTGACCTGTTTTGTTTACTCATTAGCTGTTTTGTTTTATTTGGTATGATGAATCGTAGTCGACACTACTTAGGCGTCGACTACGAACTAATTTGTTAAAAAATTCTCTCTTAATCTTCAGGAATAACTTGCTCGACGTAAGCATTGATGTTTGTTAAAAGCTTTTCAACCCTTACGAAAGGGAATTGGCCAATAACCTTAATCACCTGATCCAAAGTGTTATGATCCATAGTTGGAACATTGATAGCATTGATAAGTCCAGCAATTTCATTAAAAGGGCGATCACCAATTGCTTGGAGAACAGCTTGCTTAAATTCTGGCTTGATCTTATATGTTGGAACATATGCATCTTGTTCTACTTTTTGGGTAGCATCAACTTTAGGAGCTGCATCAGTTTGAGGAACTTCAGTTTGAGGAACTTCACTTTGAGGAACCTGAGTTTCTTCTACTTTTTCTTTTTCCGGCATAATTGTAATTATTTTAGTTTAAAATTGTAATTCTATTATTTTATACATAAGTAGGCAAAAGGTTTTAAGATCTTATTATATATTACGAATAATTAAATATAATACATTTTGGGCGTTATGGTTTGTTAAGATTGTTAAGCAGAGGTTATTTTTCCTGTTCAATCCATCCTAACCTTTTATACCATTCGGTCCATTGCTTAACATCTCTTTCTGTGATCCATCCTTCTTCGTCCATGACTTGTCCTGTTTTGGTTTGTATTTCCATTACATCAATAAACCAACCATCTGGATCTCCACACGCAAACATTCTAGTTCTTGGTGATCTTGGTTTATTAAATTTCTTGATAAGTTTAAATCCCGGATAATCTTTCGGGAAATACTTTTTAGTTGTATATTTCTTTTTAGCCATTATCTATTATGTTATCTATGTAAAATTTGTATGAATTAAATAAATCTTCCGGAGAAAGTAAAACTCCATTTACCATGCATGGAACTATTTCATAATCTTCGTAATCTTTTAGATTTTTTATATAAGCATCTCTTACTCTACTTTGAAATTCTAAATCTTGTTCATGAATATCTTGTTTTCCTTGTAAATATTCTCTATCAGCACCATCTCTTTGATTTTCTAATCTTTCTTTTACAACGTTCATTGGAACATCTAAAAATAATGTTAGATCTGGATAAGGAAGATCTAAAAATTCAAATTCAAATTGATCTATCCAGTCAATAATTCTTTGAGCTCCTTCTGCATTTTTATATTTACCTGCCTGAAATGCCATACCCGAAAAAACATAACGATCTAATATGACAACGTCATTTTCTTCTAGCATTTCATTCAATTCTGGTAAAAATAAGAATCTATCCATTGCATAGATATTTGCAACGAAATAAGGGTTTACCTCATCAGCTTTTCCATATTCTCCTCTTAAAAAAGCTGCAATAACTTTACTAAATTCATTATGACCATATTTTGGAAAATGAAGAAAGTCAAAAGTTAATTTATGTTTGTAGAGATGTTGTTTAATAAGTTCTAATTGAGTACTTTTTCCAGCACCATCGGTTCCTTCAAGTACAATAAGTTTTCCTTTTGCCATTTTTATTTATTTTTTGTAAATATGTCTGTTATTGTATTTAATATTAAATCTAAAGAAAAACCGACTGCTAAAAAAGCTATAAATTTCCAATCAGTAGCGAAGATAGTTTTAGCTGCAAAACCATATCCTAATGATTTTAGAAATACCATGCTAAAATTTATGATTAATGTTATAAACGAAGAAAAGAGAGTATTTCCACCGACATACTCTCGTTCAAGTGTTTCATCAAAATTGTCTGGTTCTGGAATTGGTTCTCCGTTCCTAAATGCGTTTAATCTTTCTGCCAATAAATTATTATTGATCATTCTTATTTTTGCTTTTGACGTCAATCTTCATTTGTTGAGACTTAGGATCCTTTTTTGGAGTTTTTTCTGAAGCTTGAACTTCTACTTTTTCGCTAGTCTCTTCTTTTTTCTCTGCAGGAGTTTCCTCCTTTTTGTTTTTAGGAGATTTAGGTTCAGGAGTTTCATTATCTGATGTTTTTACATCACCAAACATTCCAGGTTTGAAATCTTTTACAGATTTAAGATCGGTTTGTAAATCATAACCAGGTTTAAAAGATGATCCCTCACCTTTAATTTCAACCTTAACCTCAGTTTTACCTTTTTGGTATTCGGACTTCAACCAATCAAAACTTTTCTTAGTAGCACCATCATCAGGCATAAGAATTCCATCTTGAGCTGATCCAACAGTGAACCCCTTTTGAGTATTTGCTTCAGCTTGTTCGTGAAGTTTTTCTAAGTAATCGTTAAAATTAAAACTACCTGTTTCCATAATAATGCTTTATTTTATATATCTTTTTTTATATATTCAAAAAAGAAGCCCACACTTTGGCAGTGGGCAAGTCTCCTGACTGTGAGTGCCTTCTTAGGCAGCCATAGCCATTTCATTTTTATTTACGCCGTTTATTGCGTTCCTGAGACCTACTCATCGCTACTTTCATATGCAATCAAATCCATGTCAGCCCCTTTCGCCGAACTGTTCTCGGCGGTCAGGTTATTTATCCATGGCTTATAACCAAAGCACTATTGGATATAAAAATTTCTACCGGCCCTATCGTTACTCATTTATGTGTTTTTGTCTTGCTTCTCTGCAACGGTCACCATTTAGGTCGTAACCCGAGGTAGAAATTTAGTGGAGCTGCGGGGACTCGAACCCCGGTCTTACATACTAACCTCACGACTAGACACTTTTGGTGTCGAGTCTCATTATTTTTAATTTTTTTAGAACCTCAAGATTATTTTTTATTCTTTTTGCGTCTTTTAACGCAGAAGAACGACTTTTAGCTTTCGGAATTCTTTTTTTAGCTTTTCCCATTTGTGTAAGTATAATATAATACAAAAATAAAAAATTGGTACTATAAAAATGTTAAATTTTTGTTATATTTCCCGTTTACTTTTTTGCTATTTTGTAAACTACCCATCCAAGAGCTGGTAGAAATATAGCTGCCCAAGCTAACCATAGTGGAGCAACTTCAACTGAAATTAAGAAACATACAAGTGTAAGTTCCGCTGCATACCAATTTTTCTTTAAAAAATCAACTACTTTTTTCATAATATATCATTTATTTTATTTATTAAAATTCTAATTCGGTACCTTCCTCACCCCCGCCAAGATCTTCACCTCCACCGAGTTCACCTCCGCCTCCGAATTCTCCACCACCAAATCCACCACCAGCTTCACCACCAGCAGCTTCTCCGGATCCATTAGCAGCATTTAATCTAGCATAAGCAGATATAAGTTTTCTAACTTCTTCATTAGTTTCTGCTATATATTTACTATTTAATTTAAGATCAATATCTGATAATTGCATATATTTTTCTACTAAAAATTTAGGAGCAAAGAAAGGAACATCAACAGGTGATCCATCAGGACCAACACTCGGATGGGTTATACCCATTAATTTAGATACTAAATCTGCTCCGGCAGATGCAACTTGTCTTTCTTTAGCAACAGTAAATAAATTTTCTTCTATAAATAAAAGACCTATTGCTCCCTTTAGATTTTTATCATTTTCAAATTCGGGATGTTTAAGAACAAATTGATACCAAGTAGGTTTAAGAAGTATTTCTTTAAATATTGATCTAATACGATTAATGAAATATGAGAATCTAACTTCTTCTCTTGCAATACTATCATTGCCAACAGACCAATTAGGTCCTTCTCCACCACCGCCACCACCACCGGATTCAAAACTTGAACCGAATCTACTTTCTGGAACCTTTGATTCCACAATGAATCTCATCCAGAAATATTTAAGAGCTTCAGTATCTCCTAAATTATAACCTTCTGGTTTAAATGAATCTACTTCTGTTTGTGTTCCATCCTTAGATGGGAATATGTATGTTTTTGCAAATGAAAAGTTTGGTTGCCCATTAACTGTAATTTCACCAGATTCGTCAGCAATGTTAATATCTTCTTTGTACATACCACGAAGTTCTGCTAATCTTGTTCTTGCTTTTGCTTCTGATTGAGTTCCAATAGGAACAACAATTTTCATTCTATATTGAGCATTGATAACGTTCCAAATAATTCTGGAATTTTCAAGAGTTCTAAGCATATTAAAAGAACGAACTAATCTCTCAACATAAGAAAGTCTGGAGATGAAGTTCGTTCTTGCCCATGACATGTAAATTAAGTTGGCATCTAATAATTCCCTTTGTCTTTCTGAATCACCTCTATATTGAATCCAAACTTTATAGTCATTTCCTTCTTCATCTTTCTTTAATTCTGGTTCTAATGAAACTGGATCAAGTTCTTTAAAGCCAATTACATTTTGGGCATCATCTTTAGCATCTACATCATAAATAATTTCGAATGCTAAAAATCCATCAATCAATAATTTTTTACAATAGTGCCATGCATCATGGCCATTGTTAAATCCAAATGCATAATAAATCTTTTTATAAGCAGCATTTAAATCATCTATAATTTCTTTAGCCTTATCTTGTTTTAAAACAGATTTTAAAACTCGAGTATTTGGATATGCAAAATAATTATTATCGTCTAAAATAATAGCTTCATCAGCAATTATTTCTAAAACGTGTTCAATTTCACCATTCATTGCAAATCTTCTAAGGAAATCTCTTCTTGTGGGATATTCCTTATCATAATAAGCTATAAATTCCTTTTGATTAATGTCACCACCTGAAAATATCTGAGATTGGCCATAAAGGTTATACATGTTATCCTCTATAGCTTCAGTAATACCTATAGCCTTTGACTGTTTAATTATTCTGTCATCCCATTTCATGCCTAATGCAGAAAGATAACGAAGGTTTCTCTGTATATTAGCTATGAATCCAGATGGTCTTCCATCAATATTTCTAAGCGTAAATCCCGCCATAGTCTATGTTTTATTTAATTTATATATTTATCTTTTATCCCAGTACAAGCTCTGTATTTGTTTTTGGTTCATTCCTGTAAATGCATTTCTTGAATCATAAAAAGGAATATAGTTCCATTCACAATATTCTACCATCCTGAGATTTCTTATTTTCTTTGTTTTATACTTCCTAAATCCATATTTAAAATTAGCGTTTGCTGCTTTAGAAAAAATATCTATGATTGTTTTTCCTTCTGGAGTGCCGGCAAAATTTATGAATTTCTTATTTAATGCTAATTTATTAAAATCGGTTGTTTTTTCTAAATTTTTAAAAAATGCTTCATAACTTCTGTAATATCCTTCTAAAAATTTTACCCTTTCTAAGTTAGGTAAAAAGTTAAAATTTATTCCAGAAAATGTATCTTTATCTATGCCTAAACAAAACACTATAGGAATATGATCAACATATTCTTTTTCTTTAGAACCAACTTTTATTTTGTCTTTCCCTAATTCTGGAGGATAAATGAATGTATAAATAAATCCAGGTAAAGGAAATCCTCCATTTTTTGCTATCATCAAACTTTCTTGATCAGTTGATTCAATTTCCCATAATTTTTTATCACCTCTTAGGTCTTCTACAATATATTTAGTAAATAACGTATCATACGCTATATCTTTTATATTGTTGATATTCAATAATGTTTTATATTTTTCAATAGGAGGTTCCATTGGAATTACTTATTTTCATGCCAGAATCTTCCTAAGATTCTTTCTAGGGTATGTTCTGTAAACACATAGAATTTACAGCCATTACGTTCTGACCATTCTTTCATTGCTGCAAATTTTGCTTCATTTATAAGAAATTCTCTAGCTGCTTTATTGAATTTTCGTTGTTCTGCTAAAGGAGCATCTCTATCTGGTGGGAGCGGCTTTTTTAATTTGTACGATGGTTTGATTTCTACAAAAATCTTTTCCTTTTCATCTTCACCTCTATCTAATTCAAACCAAAAATCTGTATTGTAATTTTTAACTTCCCAATTTCTTGGATCGTTTGGATCTAAACCTAATTTAGCACATTCTTCTAATTTCGAAACTCTATCATAATAAGGAATGGTAACAGGTTCGGATGACCATCTTGTTACAGATGGAGACATGTCACAAAATTTACAAAAACCATATTCCCAAGAACTTCTATAAATTACTAACTCAGGATCACCTATATATTTGTCTAAATTTTTAGGTTTATAATATCCTTGTTTAGTTTTTGCAGTTGGTTTTTGATCAGGTTTATGCCATTGTTTGTATGAATTGTTATAAGCCATATAAGTCTTTTATAGATTATATATCTGGTGTTGACTTATAGAAACTTTTGAGGATTTTGGCATATTGCCGTAGAGTTTTCTCCAACCTTTAGCAAAACCATTTTTAATTATTTGAGTATAATAAGCAAAAGCATTTTGAGATTTTTCAGGATCATATCCTCTCCAATACATATAACAATCCATTATAGCAAATTGAATACAATCTTCTTTATCTTCTGTGTAAATATAATTTAATTTATTTGCAAATTTTTGGGCCATCAATATTAACATATCTAATGCTTCTGCAGACAATTCCCCCTTCTCTTTTGAAGCTATAATAGCTTCTCTTAGATCTTTGTTTTTAACGTGGTGTGCCATATTTTATGTTTCTTTTATTTTCTTTTTAAATTTTGATACTGATTGGGCAAATGAACACCTTATCACTTGAGACATATAAGCAAAAGCGTTTTCAGATACTTCTGGATTATATTTAGTGAAATGTTTACCACAGGATACGAAAGCTAAAACTTCTGCTAATATAGATTGATCTATTGCCTCTGCGACTTCCATTTCTTTTAACCATGGCCATACATATCTGTGCGATAACGATGTTATCATTTTTGATACCATTTCCACGGCATTTTCTGTAAGCTTTCCTATTTCTTTAGATTTGATAAGTTCTTCTCTTAATTCATCATTACGAACGTATTTCTCCATACTTAATTGTTTTTTAACAATAATTAGTGTTTTATGTGAAAAATTTTTATTAATTTTTATGTGAGTACACAAGCAAAATCACTTAAAAATTAAAGTATACCTATTTTATAAAGAAAAGCGGAAATAGTTTTATCTCCGCTAAAGTATTTTAAGAAATTGTTAAAATTAATTTTCTGCTAAGGTTCCGGTGAGTTTGTTTAATTTCTCTAATTGCTCATTTTGTTTTTCTATTTGTTCTGTATGAACAATAATAGCTGATTCCATTTCTGGTAATTTTTTATCTAAATAAGTTTTTAAACTATCAAATTCTGTTGTCACATAATCAACTTTTTCTTGAAATTTAGGTTTACAAATAGTAGCATCTATTATAGCATATCCAAATAAAATTGCTAGAATCATGGCTATAAGAAATGATGACCATGTTATTTTAATAGATTTTTTGGTTTTTTGCATTTTATTGATTATTTTATAATTGGCTTAGCTTTTATACTAAATTTTGATGAATCAATAGATTCTGGATTTCCAAATTCATCTAATGGAATAAATTCTACTTCTCCTTTATATGTGCTTGGATTTTCGAATTCTTTAGGAGTATATGCTTTTTGTAATTTCTCATAAGATTCATTTAATAATGTTAATCTTTCAAGAATTTCTGATGTATTTTCTCCTCCTTGTGAAATAATCAAATCTAATTTTTTGTTAGTATTTTCATTTAGTTCTTCAACTAAAGTATAAATGTTTTCTAAATAATCTAATATTTCAGAGTTATACGCATATTGTGCTTTTCTGAAATCATCAAATCTATCTATTAAAGTATAAGTGGTTTCTATTGTTTGCTCTATTTTAGCTAATTCCTTATCCTGACCATTAGACACTTTTTTAGAGAATAAGAAATAACTCCCAAGAATTATTAATGACATAACCAGAATGTACTTCAGTACAGTCGGAGTTTTCTCATAAAATTGATTAAAATTGAATTTTTCAAATTGAACAATTGCCATGTTTTAATTAATGACGTTTCATAGTGCACCTAAGTGCATTATTTTAATTTAGAACTCTTATACAGAAAGAGTTCTAAGTAGAGCCACCGGAGCAGATGAAACCTCTTGGGTTCCATTTGCATTTTTAACAATTCTTACTTCGTCAGTATCTCCTACTGCTTGAGTAAAATCTGTAACATTAATTAAAACATTTTCAAGAGCCTCACCAGAGGTTTCATCAATTAAAACACCTTCAACAAAATTATCTGGATTTGCAAAGTCATTGATGTTTTCTAGAATCCTAATTTGTGATTTTGGTAAAATTGATGTTCTTCCTTCAACTAATACGTTGACAGGTTTTTCATCTTCGGCATCATTCCACTCATTAAACTTAACAAAACAATTACTTACTTTTACAGGTGTGTTACCCATAAAAATGCCACATTTAACATATTGTTCAAATAATGACTTAGTAGTTAAGTTTTGAAGTGTTACTTTATCGAATTTATATGGAGGTTTTGTTATTTCAACTTGTTTTTCTCCAACAACTTTTACTTTGTTAGGAGCAACTTGTTTGGTAGAATATTGTATTTGAACAAGTAAGTCACCATTACTCATTATTCCAACAACATTACCTTTTTTACCATCAACTGTTACCTCGTCAAGAATTTGAGCATCTTCGTTTAAACTCTTAAACTTTTTTTTTACGTTTTTGGATTCAGTAACTTTCTTTTTAAGAAATACTCTTGGAACATTTGCCGGTCTTTCTTTAACATCAACATCTTCAACTTCAACTTCATCTTCACTTTCCATATCGGTTTGTTCTAATTCCTCAGGTGCTACTTCAGCAGGTTCTGCTCCCATTTCAATTTCTTCAGCTGTTTCATCTTCTCCTTCTTCAGAAATATCCTTCTTGGGATCGTATTCTTCATCTTCATCTTCTTCAGCTGGCAATTCTTCCTCTTCTTCATCGCCTAATTCGATTTCTTCTTCTCCACCTTCTTCTTCAGCTCCGATTTCTTCTTCTCCACCTTCTTCTCCACCTAATTCTCCTTCTTCGCCTTCAACTTCTCCAGCTTCTTCTTCGCCTTCAATTTCTTCCTCTTCTTCTCCAGCTTCAGCAGCATCTGCAGCAGCTTCAACATTGTCAACACCTAAGTCAACTTCGTCATCTTGAATTGATGGTGAGTCGCCAAGAAGTTCTGTTTGATCGTCCTGGAATGTTATTTCAGAAGCGGGAGAGTCTTCCATGTGCTCAGCACCTACAACGACACCTGCAGTTTGGTCAACTTCTTCTCCTTTTGCAGTAGAAGTTGGTTCAGGAATTGGAACAGTATACTTTTCTCCGTCAACGTCAATACTAACTGTAACACCTTCTGCTACACTAGTATATTTTTCAATTTCGTTAACATAATCTTTATACTCTTCTTTAACTTCTTTAAGTTCTTCCTGTAAAGCTTCTAATACTTGTGAAGTAACTTCATTTATAGGTTGATTATTAAATTTTTCTATTTTTTGATTGAGATCAGTTATATAATCTCTATATGCTTTCTTAGCTTCATTTATTTGAGCTAAAATCTTTTCTTTATTCGGTAAAATATCAGCAAATGTCTTAGATACATCAAATCTCATATGTTCCATCATTACCTTCTCAGCTTGGATTGGGTTAATGTTTCTATAGAACGTAGTTTTGTTATTTGTAGGATCATAAGTAGTGATATAGATATTGTTTCTTAATTTAATGATATCAGCCGCATGGCCTTCATCTTCCTTAAGATAAACTCTTTTAGCAAAATCTATTTCAACTATTTCATCATAGTTTTTCATAAGAGCCTCTGCTAACATAAAGAAATGAGTGTTTCCAGTCCATTGAGAAACTTGTGCAGCATCTTTAAGCTCTTGTTCATTCATTGAATGAGTATTAATAGTAACAACACCTTCACTAATAATAGCTTTGTCACTTCCAACATAAAGTGTTATTTCTTTCTTTCCAATTTCTACATTAGGAAGGTTAACAGCTTCACATAATCTTTTAAAGCTTTCATCTATTTTTTCAACTTCGGCTTTCTTAAGTTTATTAACGTTATTTCCTTTTTTAACATAAAAACTGCCTTTGATATTAAATAAAACTTCATTTTCTCCTAAATACATAAGAGGTGAATAAACTTTATCAATATCGGCTTGACCATTCGCATATTCTAATTGAAGATCAGTTGCATCTACCATTACGATATTAATAATATCTCTTATAAATGGATCATAACTAAACTTAACAAGAGTTTCCTTTAAGAAACTTTTTGTTTGCTCAGTTTTATTTGCAAGATAATTGTTAACCACATCTTCAATAAGAGGCAATAAATAATTGCTCTTAGTTGCCTTCATAGTTTCAATAATCTTAGTGATATCAATATCATTTCTGTACTGAGAAACTCTCTGAGATAATGCATCTAATTGAGTAGTAACGCCAGATACCCAATTGTATTCGCCAGCCAAAGCAGAAATGAAATCTTCATAAATAAGAACCTCTGGATATTGATTTATCTTTTCTTCAAAATGCTCTAATATTCCCATGAGGGTTTGATCATCCTTTGCTTCTGTTTCTTTAAGAATATTTATAGCCTTTCTAACACCAATATTCTTGATGGAGAAAAGTCTTTTCTCATTCGTTAACCACTCTGCAATTAATTCATTTTCAGGATGTTTTTCTAATCCTTCAAATAAATTTTCCATGGCCACTCTTTCTATTTCGAATCTAGCTTCTGGAGTTACACCATTGTAAATTGCAGAACTCATTGCTGCGATTGTTGTTTCGCATAATGATTTAACCTCTGGCAAGGTAGTAGTTCTCTTAAGTTCGTTAATCTTTGCTATCATAGCTTTTGCGTTATTTAAATTATGAAGATTTTATTTTATATATTTATTGTTTACATACAAATTCTTTCTTTTTCCTAATAAGTTAGATGATTTTTAATTCCTTGACAACCCCGAACACATCATTATTAACACTGTTGGCTATGTGGAGATCTATTACCTTGTAATCTACCGTGCCTGGGAATACAATGCTGGCATCAGGAGCCACCCACACAGGGTTAATAGAATCAATTTTGTAATGATTTATATTCAAGAAAATATCTCCCGGTTCAGTATATTTAGTTTCCCCGGTATCATATTTCATTTCCAAAATTATTCCTATGCTTGTATCAGAAGATGAAGCCATAAAATACCCTTCATTTATAATATAGAATGAAGATTCATTTATAATTTTTGTATCTGTGTTTGGAAGTATTGCAATTATAGGTTCTCTGTATACAGAAATGCTACCATCTATTTCTTCATAAGTGATAGTTGGTTGCTTATAATTTGTGAAAGTTTCCGGAATATTCCAATACCAATATTCGTGGTTTTCAATTCCCTTTTCTAGTAAATTCCATTCATTATCACCGCTTATTAGCCAGTATGCATCTACTTTATTTAAAATAAATAATTCTTTATTGTATGACCATTCTACTAATAATGGATAGCCCTTTGGAATAACTGTTAGAGTTTGTGGAGTTATTAGTTCAATAGTTCCGTCATCTTTTTCAATATCTCCATTATCCCTTTCTCCATACATTCTAAGACCTATTCCTCTCATATAATTATTTGCATCCATTTCGGTTGTTGGATCAAATACTGGTTGATATGTTTCTACTTCTATAGTGAATTTTAATTTTGGCCTGCTTGTATCACCTTGTTCAAATGAATATTCTATCATTTTCTCCATTGTATTATCTTCTGAGAATCCGGAAGTTGCTCCTAATCTCATTCCTTTGTAATAAACATAGAATGTTTTTGTTTTATAGAAAGCTTCCCTGATTGCTTGTTCTACTTTAAGAGCAGTTACTTGTGTGTCAAGCCATAATTCACATTCAAAATTTACCGTAAGTGGAATTGAATAAAGAAAAGATACAAATGATTGAAGTTTTCCATCAACTTCTTTGACATAACGTCCTTGTACAAATCGATTTGTAATTCTATTTGCATCTATTGTAGATCCAGTATAAGTGAGTATTCCTCTTGGAATTCTATCAAAATTACCATCTACTGGTTTTGGGAAATTACAATCGGCATAATGGGTGTAAAAATCCTGCATGAATCTTTCATCGCCTGATTGATTATAAAACCAAGGAACATCTACTTCCTCAATTTCTTCATTAGACCATACTTGATTGTATTTGATACCATTATTAAGCACATCAAGCATACCTGCTATAATAGCCCTTGAAATAATATCCTCATTGTTATAAGTATTGTATAGACTCATTTAATCGATTGTTTTTTTATATATTCTTTGAAAAACAATGAGTCTCAGAAAATTACACGTCAAAAGTCATCCCTTTGGTATACGAATTCCATTGTTTTAAAGTCATTCCATATTTTTTGGCATATCTTTTAGTATAATAATGTTTAACTAAGAAGGAAGAAAATGCCCACATTACTAATCCGAATAATCCAAAGAACATTCCTTTAACAACATCGAATATAGCATCGTTGAATATGATCATTAAAGCACCTATGGTTATTATACCAAAGAATATAAAATTGCCTATCCATTTAGTATAAAATTTATAAAACCATTTATAATATTTTGGTGGGTCAAAATTATTTATTGCTTCTAATTGTTCTGGTGTTGGTGGAGGGTACATGGCTATTTTTATTTTATTTATTCGCGTATTTTTATTCTACTCATGAATTCTGGTGGAAAAGCCTTTCTATTTTTATGAATTAAATCTGCAAGTGATCCATCTAACATATAAGTTGTTGCATAATCATCTTCACTTCTTACACTTCTTCCGGTTCCTTGAAGTATATTTATAATGGCTTTCCATTGATACCAAGAAGGATTTATGCTTAATTTTGTTTTTACGAATCTATCAGCAAGTGATAAATAAGGCACCTTAGCGAATATCTGAAAGCGGCTCCATTCGTCTTTAAGGTCCAATCCTTCCAACAAACTGGGGCCCATCAGGACCTTCGAGTGATCCCTCTTGAGCATCTCAAGTACCTTCCTCTTCTCTTCGGTCCCTTCATACACTAAAATCCTTCTTTTATTTTTTGCAGAAAGATTGTTATGAATTTTCATTGTGAGATTATAAGAAGCACTATGGATTATTCCATTTTCATTTGGATGTTCATCAAGAATATCATTTATTTTTTCACATAACCAAGGGAGATTAGCTTCTATTTGATTATATGTCATCCTTCTTTTATTCCAAAAATAAATAGGTGAATTAGAATAATCAAAATTAGAATCCATTTTTATATAGCTAGCTTCACTTAATGCAATACTTTTTAAATAATCAGATGGATTAGCAAATGTAGCAGACATTAAAAGACGAAATCCTGTGTGAGCATGAAAATATTTTTTCATCATATAATTTTCTTCCAAACAATTGAAAACTAATTCTTCATCATTAGAAGGATTTTTTACAATATTTCTTGTAGAAGTTTTATCTATGATGTAAACATAATCTTCTACTTTACAATGAAAGTCTTTTAACCAATCACATAATCTTAGGGCTTCTCTCCATTCTTTTGGCGGATCATCCTTTGGGTACTCTTCTTTTACCGTGTCTTTAAGTAATTCAATTGAAGGTTTATAATTTTCTAAATAAATTTCTACTTTCCTTAAAGTTTTAAACAACTCATCTTGATTTTCAAAATCGAATAAAGCTTTAGTTAAAACTTTAAGTGATTGGAAATCTTTTTCATGATCTTTTATTTTATATGTCCCAAAGAAATTTGTTAATTTTTCTAATTTGTCAAGTGTTTTAGAATCAAATCTTGGGGAATAATGATTTTGGACAATATCAAGAATTTTATGGCCTTCATCACATATTGTAAAATCTCTTGGTGGAAATAATTGTTCATCTTCATCCATGTGATTATTTACATAGTTTTGCATTATAAGCCAATAGGCATAATTAAGAAGAGCTGTTTTTGATTCTGATGCAAAATCCCTAGCATTAAAATAAGGGCATTCTGTGTAACAATGCATTCCTCTTGGTTTTTTATTTCTTATTCGACAAGTACCAAGGGAATTTTTCTCCATATTATCAATACACAGATAATTGTCAATTCCTTTCACAGATCCCCATCTTAGGTGATATTTTCTAAAGTCATTTTCATATTGTTCTTGTAACGAAATATCAGAAGCTAATATGTACCCTTTCTTTCCATTTTCATTTAAAATAAAGGCAACAGCCATTCCAATAATAGATTTTCCAGATCCAACAGGAGCATCTAAAATTACAGTTTTTGATCCTTTTTCATAAGCATTGATTATTTGTTCAATTGCTTCCTTTTGTCCCTTACGCCATACAAAATCTTCAGGCATAAATGTTTCTACAAATTCTTCTAAAAGATTGTTTATTTTCATGTAGTTTTTATGACAAAAAAAGACCTAAGTTTCCTTAGGTCTTGTTAAATATTTTTATATAATTTTTACCATCTTCTACCATATCCACCCATCATCATTCCACCTCCACCTCCGCCAGGTCTTACTACTCTACTTCCATTAGGACTTTCTGTTGGAACTTCTCTTTCTCCTGAATCATCAACTCCCATTCCACCTGGATTAGAGAAATTGTTATCTAAATATTTTTCAACGGCTTCTTCGGAATTGAAAGGTCCATAAGTAGTTGCGTCGTCCCATTCTCCATATTCGTTGGATGCTAAATCCATGTACCATTTTCCATCTTTAGTTTTATAAAAATCACAATATCTTGACATTGATTCATTTAATGATTCTAATATTCTGCCATTTTCATAAGAAGCAACAGTTTGATCAGAATCATACCAATCTTCTATTCTATAAACTCCAGGACGAATTTCATTCACATGTTGAACCACACCTTCTTCTTTGCTAATTCTTTCAGCTTCCATTTTTACTTTGGATAACTCATCTGATTCTGAATCAAAATATTCATTTACAAATTTTGCTTTCATTGGTTCTTTTTTATTTTCATTAGCTAATTTTTTTCCACCTACTTTACTCCAATAATCTGGATCTGCCATTTCATCTCTTCTGATATTATAGAAAAAAGTTAAAGCTTTTTTAGCTCTTTTATCTAGTTTAGAACTATGCATATAGAAATTATACAATTTTTCTAGTCTTTCTTCATCATCTATTTTTTTAAATAACCTTTCATAGAATGATGTAGCATAAAGTGCCCAAAACATTGTATAATCAGGAACTGTTGAAGGATCAACTCCATAATATTCAAATAAAGTATTAAGTAATTTTCTATTCATAATCTTTTACTGATTCAGATACGAATTTTACAGGACCTTTAAATGTCTCAACAATCATATCATCTACTCTGATTTTCTTCATTCCATTTTGAGTTTTAAACAAATAAGCTTCTCCTCCACTTAATTTAGCCATTGGACTGCCTTTAATTTTTTCTCCTGATGATCTTACTTTAAATTTTAAAATACCTCTACTAAATTCTGGAATCTGAAGTTCATTATCTAATGTTTTAGTAATTTTTTTAACTAAAGCTGCATCAGTAACTTCATCTTCTAACTCAACATCCTCTATTTGTTCTGGACCAGTTGGTTCATCGGCATCAAATTCATCCTCGGACTCATACCAATTATCTGTTTCTTCTGGATCTACGTTTTTAATCTTACGAGGTCTACCCCTTTTGCCAAATTCATTTAAAGATTCGTCTACAAACATTTTTTTCATAGCGCATTTTTATTTTTAAAATTTATCCTAAAGTATTAGGGTGAATATCATATTTTTGTGTTACTAATTCCATAACTTTATTTCTAACAGCAGTCGGTTCATCATCTGTATTTATTATTAACCAAGATTCGATTTCAGATAACTCTTCGTCTTCATCATATATTTGTTGTTTTTTTAACCACTCTTCTAATTCTTCTAATATTTCTTGAGCAACTCTTTCTGGTGTTTCTCCTTCTTCGTATTGTGGTTTACTCATTGGATATTCCCCCCATTTTTGATACATATTTTCCGATAAAGATTCTGCTACTATTTTTTCTCCAGCATAAACTGATGTAGATAACCCGGCGGTGGAATCTTCAGTACTTGAAAATGGAACAAATGAAAGTTTATGTCCTCCTTCTAAATCAATATTTAAATGATCAAACTCACCATCAAACTCTTCAGTAAATTTAAGAATCTTTTTTCCTAAAATATCTGATGGTTGTAATCCATTTGTGTCTACATCTAATTGAGCAACTCCCTCATCACCATTAAGATAAGAAGTGATGTTTAATTTGCCACCATCTTTAAATTTAATAATGAAATATGAGTTAACCCCGTCCGTATCTTCGTGAACAGAATCAATGATTTTTCCTTCCAATCTTTTAAGATCATCCATATTAAAGACAATTTATTTTATATATCTAAAACCAAAAAGGAGATTGTTAATCTCCTTCTCTTTCTAATTCTTCAACTTCAATATCAGAGAAGCCTGCATTTTTAGATATTTGTATCTTAAAATCGAAATGTTCAATTGGTAATGGTGAGTGGTTAATGATGAAAATATTTATGTTCATTTCCTTAGATATGCTTTGTAACAATCCAATGATATCATAAATTCCATCTCCATCAATAGATGAAAGAACTTCATCTAACATGAAAATATTTAATGAGGGGTATTTTCTTTTTAACATCCTAATAATAGAAATCAATACAGCTAAATCAACTCTTTTCTTTTCTCCTGTTGATAAAGTATCAACACTTATTTCTAATCCAAGTTGATATAATTCCGGTTCAAAATCAGAATTAAATGTTAAAGAATATGGAAAATGAAGTTCATGTAATGTAAATTCAATTTCTTTATTTAATGTTGGAAGATAGCTTTCAAGAATTTTCTTTTTAACACCTGCGTCAGAATAAAGTTCTTCTAACATTGCAAGATATTTAAAGTCATCATCATATTTTACTTTTTCTCCTTCTTTTTCTTGTAATTGTCTAGAATTCTTATTAATAATGTTTCTTATACTAACAAATTCTTGTGGTTTATGCGCTTTAAGCCTATTGAGTTCTCCTTCTAAAGTTTTATATGCAGATTCATATTGAATAATAAAATCATTAATTTTGTTTATTCCATCATCTAATTTATCAAAAGCGATTTTATATGTGTCTTCACTTTTGGAAATATTTTCTAAGGAATTTTTCTTTTGATCAATATCATTATGCAATTTTTCTTTAATTAACTCAAATCTAGCTTCAGAAAAAGGAGTTTCACATGTTGGACATTTATCTTGATCATATAAATCAATCTGTCGTTGGATATCTCGTATTTCTTGATTTAATTTAGATTTTTGTTGGAGAAAAATATTATAAGATGTTGTTATTTCTTGTTTTTTAGAAAGGTATTCATTTCTCTTAGCATATCCTTCTTTAAGTTTTGGTTTATAAGCGGTTAATTGGGTTGTTATTTCACTAATTCTAACTGTGTTATCTTTGGTAACTTGCTCTTCTAATTTTGCTAATTCTTTTACAGCTGAATTAATGTTATTTTTAAGAGAAATTATTTCTCTATCAAACAACGACATATTCATTTTTATGTCCCTTAAATCAGACTTAACGAGATCATTCATTTTATTGATGACCTCCATAGCAAATAACTTATCAATAATGATACGTTTGTCATGGGGAGTCATTGAAATAAATGACTTAAAATCATTAACGGATAATGAAATAATATTGGAAAAGATGTGGTATGGCAGTCCGGTAACTTCAGCATCTATATAAGCCTGATAGTTTGCTATACCACTTTTTCCAATATCGTTGTCATCATTAGGTTCTTCCCCAGGAGCATATTTGTAAACAATTAAATCTGATGGTGATATTTTTCTTTCAATTGTAACATCAGTTGTTGGATTAACAGAAATTTCTCCTTTAATCCAACCATGTTTATTCATTCTATTAGCAATTTCATCCTTCTTGAATTTATCTAACTTACCATAATACAATATCTTAGGTAAATTAACAAAGAAAGATTTTCCATGGCCATTTTTTCCAAGAACCATCCAAAGACCTCCTGATTCAGAAAATTCTACAGTTTGTAATTTATTTCCAAATGG